TTTGGTAGGTCTATGTCAAGCACCCATAATAGTTTTGAACGCATGGTGGACAACATCAGGGTGGTCGCTTAGCAGTGGGGCGACTTCGACATGCACCCATTGGGCGCCTTTTGACCCAATAGTGTTTTTGTCGTACACACGCCATTCATCACGGTCACAGCGGTAGCCAGCGCCCCAGCCTTTTGGGTTGTTTTTGTAGGTGCCTGCATAGTCGTGGATTTCTTCTATGCCCAGAATGTCACGGTGGGTATATAGGAAGTCGATCAGTTTTAACCGTTGTTCAGGGGTGCCTTTGAGGTCTACGGCTCGCCAGGTGGCGTGTACTGACTTCTTTGGTGGGGTTGTCCCAACCATGTTTCTGTCGTTAAAAATGCCTATGTTGGTGACGCCGAATAGGTAACAGCAATAGTCAACAAACACTTTGGTGCCTTCACGCTTTGCGGCGTGTACGGCGTCTTTGTTGCCGGTATAGGGTCTAATTGCCATCGTCTTTTTCTCCTTTGTCTTTGAGGCCGTTACTTGCCAGGATTCCAGATAAGGCACCAGTAAGAAACAACATCATTGGTGATAGTAACGCCCAGGCTGATTCGTCATTAGGGCTGACTTCCAAAGGTTGAATCACAAACAGCAGGCCGTACAACAAAGCTGCAGTCGAACCTAGAAACGCTACGGCTAAAGCAATACCCACGATAAGAATTAGTCGGGCTTTAATTTCTGAGTTTGTGTACTTTCTCATTGGTTGCACCTTTGGGCTGTCGGTTGGGTTTCGCAGTTGTCTCGAGTGCGGTCGCTACAGCTAGTGATTACCAGCATTAGTGCGACGGCGACGGCGGCAACAGCAATAAGCGTTTTCATGATCTCGGATTATTGCTGTAATAAACGCCTTCAATCACCCATGCTTCGTATTCTTCATCCGTCATGGTGCGTTCAATTTCGTCAACTTGAATGTAAACGGCGTTCTGTGGGTATATGGCTTTATATTCGTCAATAGTCATGTTTAGTACCTGTATCCGTAAACGTAGATTGTTCCGCCTGTCATTGTTGACGATGTGACACCAACAGTAAAAGCCGTGTAACTAGTTGTGTCGTTTAAAATTCCCGAACCAACAGCGGCAGAACCTGCAGGGCCATCTGCGTAGGTGCCAGTAATAATGGTGTTTTCATTTTTAAATGGGTTCAGCAAATCGTAAATACCTGCCATGCCAACAGTGGTGCCAGGGCCTAAACGATTCCAACTAGAACCATTATTCGTAGTAATACCTGAAAAAGCGCCAGTTGAATAAATAACGCCAGCTGCGCCCCAATAATATCCTGTGGTCGTTGACCCAAGTTGGAGTGTCATGTATGGGCCACCTGCGGCAATTGAGTTGGCTTGCACAATAATTTTGTAATGGTCGTAGTCAGCCGAAAACGCACCTGTGACGGTCACGCTTGACACGGCACTACCAATTGTCTGTGTTTTAACTAGCCACATGCCAATTTTGTTCATTGAACTTGCGTAAAGAATTTCTGCGTCTAAAAACACTGGTGGGGTTGCCATTAGTTTTGCTTTCTCATGTGTTTACCAGCCTAAATAGTCACGGCCTAGAACACCCATGGGGGTGCCAAGCACAAACATATCGTAATAAGCGAATGGGCTGGCGTAAACCGTAAAGGTTGTCCGTTCTGGGGTTAAGTCAATATTGATGCCTTCGAGGCGTATTAGTTCTGTGGTTTGTACAGCAGCGCCAGGCACTAAATAGTTCATGTAGTAAGTAAATGAACCCTGGGTTTTGTACAGGTCTAGCCAAGTTGCCATTAAAGCGCTGTTGTTTGTCAGGTCGTCAAAACTAAAAATGTATCTTTGGGTAGTTGGCTCGCCCTGATATAACGCTCGCACTTTGGCAAGTGTTCCTGCAGGCACAGGCCCCGTGTTTGTGCTTGTGACGTTTTCGGAATATTTGCCGTAAACGTTGGCGCTGACATTATTTGTGTATGTAGTCGTACCTGCGCCGCCGCCATAGTTAACTTCGACTTGGTTAATCATTGACTGACCGGCACGAATTCGGTCAAATGTTTGATAACCCAAAACGCTTGCTGATGGTGTGCGCCCAAATTCTGCGTGGGTTGCCATGACTAAAGTTCGGCGTGGGTTTAATTGGAATGTTTGCCCAAACATGGCAACGCTGCCATTTTCGGTTAGTTGGCTTTGTTGAATAAAACTTACGCATGATTCGACAACGCTTGCAGCAACACCAGAACTGTCCCCTGTTGCTACACCCACAGTCATGTCTGGGGGCAGTGGGCCACCTGCAGCAGCTGCTAAACGGGCTATCTGCTGGCAAGTAGTGGTTGACGGTATAACTGTGCTATTGCCCAAAACACGAGCTGCACGGGCCAGCCAGTCAATACAAGTAATGGTGGCGGTTGACAAACCCACGTTGCCTGGGTAATCCGTAAATTGGATTTCGTCTACCCAATACTTTTGGTTCCAAACTTTGGTTGCGCCTTCCATGTAGTACAGGTCAACACGGTCATTTAAAGTAAAACCTGCAGCTTCATTTGCTTGGTTTTTAATTGTGATAGTTAAGGCAGAACCAGCGAAATAGTCTTTGTAGGACTGGCGCAAATACATGTAGTTTGCTGACAAAACGCTGGTTGTAAAAATGGTGCTGGTTGTATCGTTTTTAAACACCCAGGGTATTTTTGCCATTACATGCCCCTGGTGTTAATTGGGACTTGTCCGTTTAGGCGAACATACTTTTGTAATGCTCGCACTACTTCTTGAGGGTTGGCGCTAGTGACGTTGACGTTGATTGTGTTGCCACCCATGCCACCACCGGCACGGTTTAAAGGTATAACGGCTTCAGGGCCTCGTTCCCCGATAAGCGCTAAAGTGGGGCCCGTTACGATTCCCCCGTCACCCAAAACGGGTATGTCTGGCACCTCAAATGTTTTGCCGCCTAAACCTAGTGGCACCCAACTTGGGACTGTAAAACCTAAGGCGCCTACGGTGCTGTTCCATAGTTCTGCTATGCCGTTAAATACGGCTTTGAATGGTGCCAAAATTGTTTCGGCAATGGTTGAGAATGCGTCAACCATAAAACTGACTATTGACCTAATGATTTCAATAATTTTGTCTTTAAATTTGACTACCGCATAGATAGCCATACCAAACGGTCCAGTAATAATTGCTAGCAACAACGGCCAGTTGTTGACCATCCACCCAAAACCTTCTTTAATTTTGTCCCACAAGAATTGCGCCATGATTTTTACGCCTTCTACAGCGTCGCCCAAAATATTGAATTTCGCTTGCAATAAAACTATGGCGGCAACAATGGCAATAATGATTCCTACGCCTGTAGCAACATAAAGAACGGTAAAAGACGTGGCAAGTACAGCGTTAGCGGCTGCCGTTAATGCGGTCAAAGCGTTATATACAGCAAGGCCGCCATTTATCAAAACGACAGCTGCCGCAATGCCTGCAATTGCTGTACCGATAGCCACAATTTTGCCCGTATTTTTTGACGCCCAATCTGACATGCCAGTAAAGGCTGGCAACAACTTTTCAAGGATTGGCACTACGGCTTCACCGATGGATTCTTTCATTTCGTCCATACGGATTTTGATATTTTCCATTTTGCCTGCGGTGGTGTCTGCAGCTGTTGCGGCTTGACCTTGGAAAGTTTCGCTTAATTGGGCGAAGATTTCGTCTACGCCGCCGCCCTGCTCGATAATGCCAGCCAAAGCAGGGTCAAGTTTCTTTAGTGGTCCCAACTGGCCGTTAAACGCTTTTGACAATGCGTCAGCTACAGAACCTAAGTCTTTGCCAGTACCGGCAGAAATATCTAAAGCCAAAGTCAACAAATCTTGGGCTTTGGTGACATCACCAGTGCCTCGAACCAGGCTGTCAAGAGCTGGGCGCAATTGGTCGTCGGCAACAGATATGGCTAATGAAGTTTTGGTAATCCAATCTTCAGTCGACTTAACAGCCTGATCGTTAGCGCCAGTCACGTTTTCTAATGTTTTGGCTAAAGCGCTGGCTGACTTTTCATCTTCCATGAAAGCGCCAACAGCGTCACTAGCAACACCTACCAGAACACCTAAAGCAGCAGCTGCAGGTACGGCTGCTTTGCCTATAGCAAACTGTGCTTTTTGCCCTGCTGTCTCTAGTTTCTGAAATTCTCTTAAGGCTTTGTCAATACCTTTGGGGTTAAATTCTGAAACTATCGGTATTGAAATGGCCATTAGATCACCTTCATATTTCGGTTGACACTTGCCATGATTTCTTCAATCAAACGGCGCATGTTTTCCTGTAATTGGTCATCGGCACGTTCGTACGATTTCCACATCACACGGCTAGGGCCACCAAAACGGGCGCCCAATACGGTAATCATTTGCTCACCTTGTGGGGTTTTGGCACGGCCTGACAAGTCAAATAGTGCGGCGCTTTTGCTGTTCCATTTCAAACCGAAAGTGTTGGCTTTGGATTTTTTACCTGACACCCAAGGTTTAATTAGTTTGGCTTGTTTGGCGCCGTCCCAGGGCAACAAGTCTGTGGGGTCCGGTGCTGCTCGACTAAAGTTGTCACGCTGGGTGCCTCGACCTACTAGGCGTGAAGTTTGACCTTTTGCTTCAGCTTTTGCTTGCCCACCTACGCTGTAGTTGCGTTTCCAGCCAGACATTGGGGCGCTACTAGGCAAATGTGATTGTGCGTCTTTTACGATGGGTTCAACAATTGCGGCGTACTGTCGGGTGATTTCACGGCGGTAGGTTTTGTCAACACCGTTGAGATATGCCAGGGCTTCTTTGACACCAACAACAGAAATGGTTGTGCTGATGTTTGCCATGACTATTTTCTGCTTTCGTTGATGACCTTTATGACCGTTGCTAGGTCGTTGGTATCAAACTCTACTTGCTGTGGCCAGTACCCTGTCGCTACTAAAACTTGGGCTAGTGCGTATCGGTGGGTACTGGCTTGGTAGGGCGGTCAATCTCATTGTTGACAACTTCGAGCAACACCAGTTTCTTTATAAAATCGTCCATAACGATTGGCACGGTCACGCCGTTTTGTTGGCATGCCTGGTGTGCAAGATACGCCAAATCTTCAATGCCGATACCGTTTGCCAAATCGCTGGCTTTACGCTTAAATTTGCGTTCCCACGAAACAATGGTAAAAAGGTTGGTGCTTACTTCTACAGGGCCTTCGCCCTGGTCGACTCTAAGTGTTAGTTGCATGTCGGGCCTTTGCTGTTGGGGTTGCTAGATCAGGAAACAACGGTGGTCAAAACGCCACCCTTAAACGTAATTGAAATGGTTGACAGCTCGCCCATGGTCGCATTGATTACGGGCAGACTTTCAAGATAAGCGCCCACCAATTCAAAACGTGGTTCTGTGGCACTAGCTGTGGTCAAGCCTGCAACGGTGTTAGAAACTTTCACGGTGGTGGTGGTGCCAACTAAAGCTGCAAGTGTTGCGTAGGTTTCGCTGGCCGCATAGCTCATGTATAGGTCAAGCGTAATTTCTTGGTTATACAAGCCTGAAACAAACACACGGCTGGTGCTACCAAAAGCTGTTGATTCTAGGGCTTCGGCCATGTTGGTGACCGTGGCGCTGGTGCATTGGTCGGTTAACGAAACGCTGTTGACCATTACGCCTGGGTTAGAAAGGTATGTCGAAGTAGCCATGGGTTAATCCTTTTTCGGTTGTGCTTTAGTTTTAGCAGATTTTGGGGTGGGCTTGTCGCTGGCTGGTTCGTCAGATTTAATAAACCCGTGAGCTAGTAACGCTTCAATGTTTGTACCGGCACCAGGCACAAATTCTGCGCCTACTGTTCCGATTCTTTCGCTAATAATCGTGTATTTCATGTTCAACCTGCTTGTGCTTGTACGTCTATGGATAGGTCATAAGCGGCAAAAGTTTGGCCACCAATCGGGATATAGCCAGGGCGCCCAGATTTTACGGCGACATTCTTTGCTAAAACCTTCGCACACATGTCTAAAACGTTGCGTAAGCCGTCCAAATTGCCTGGCCCTAGTGTCACTACTTTTACCGAAAAATTCATGGTAACGATGTTGTAGTTAAAGCAATCAAAACTGGGTGCGTCAATAAACACGCAAGGTGGGTTAATTTTCTCAGGGTCAAACACCACACGCATGCCAGTAATGGTTGCAAGGGTTGTTGCCAGGTCATCTATCGACTCATTGAACAGGTCGGTGTAGACAGTCATTACGCAACCGCAGGCCGTGGGATACCAGCCAGTTGTTTAATTAACGGCGACAGCCCAGACACGGTAGCGGTTCCCATATCGCTAAAACTTGCGAATTGGTCAATAGCGCCACGTTGCCTGTAAATCGAGCCGCCAAACATAATTGTGGCTAGCTCTACATCACCGCTTGGGGCCGTAGTCAATGAGTCCGTGTAACCTGACTCTTGACGTCTACGAAATATGAAGTTGTTGGCGCTTGAAGCACATTGAGCCAAAAAAGCGGTTTCGTCAACACTTGCCAAAGCAATGCCTAGCCATGTGCCTATTTGTGTGCCGGTCACCCAGGTGCAAGTTTCCGTGTAAGTCAGGGTGCCTTGCGGTATTGCAGCTGTGCGGTCTAGGTCGTCGCCTGCGTCATAAAACAACACCTGATTAGGTATCGGGTAGTTGTAATCAAATGTCAGATCGCCTGTACTGGTTACGCCTGTAAACAGGTATTCGGGTATAGCGTAAACATTGTGCGTACCGTTCAAACTGTGGCCTAAACCTGCGAGCGTAAACGGTAAGCCCAAATTTAGTTCGGGTTCTGTCAATGTTTGAACCACAGCGTAATCGTCTAAACGCTGGTGGAATATGACTTGATAAACAGCCATGG